GGAGTTCCTTCGCTTCCGCGAAGTATTGAATCAACATCATCACCATCAAATCCTGTTCCACTAAACTCGGTTAGGCTCGCCAAGATAACTTGTAAGTCCTCATCGTCATAAGTTCCAAGGTCAGCGGTCTTGTTATCAGCCAAAAGGATTCGAGTTGCTTGCTCTCTATCTACATCGACCCATGTAACTGCAATCTCTGTCCAGCCTAATTGAACGGCGGCTTGCCATGTGTGGTTTCCAACTAAAATGTTTCCAGTTATTTTATCGGCAACGATAGGTCGGTATTGACCTAGGACTCTGAGTGATTCACTAATCGCGCCAACATCTCCTTGTCGAGGATTATGAGCGTTAGGTCGAACTGAATAAATCGGAACAATCTCAGTTCCCGCCATTGTTACTTTTGCAGGTTCCGTAAGGTTACTTTTAGTTACCTTTTGTTCAAAGCCGAGCATCTCTTTAAGGCGTTCTATTTGAGCCTTTTTATCTTTACTTAACTCTTTTAAGCCTTTACTTAAGGACTGAAGTTCTGAGTCATCGGCTTCGATTACATAAATACCAATGCGGACTAAATGTTCTACCTCTGAAGAAGAAGGTGGCGCGACTGAAGGCTTTTCCTCATCGGGTTCATCTTTAGGAGTAGGTAATGGAGTTTCATAAAGTCCATCAATCTTATCAAACTCATCAACGCTGTATCCAGTTCCTTCCCAACTCTCTAATTCTTCAAGAAGTTCAAGGAGCATAGAGTCATCGAACGAACCTAAATCGCTTGTTCGGTTATCGGCTAAAACAATTTTCTTTGCCGCCTTCTCATCTGCTTCAATAAAGGTAACTGCAATCTCAGACCAACCAAGATTCTTCGCCGCCTGCCAAGTGTGATTGCCAGCCAAGATGAAATTAGAGTCCTGTTGGACAACGATTGGTCTGTATTGACCATTGATAGTTAATGATTCTTGAATCGCTCGTAAATTACCTCGCCGAGGATTAAGTGGATACGGCTTAAGAGAATCGATGGGAACGACTTCAGCGCGAACTTGTATTGGGGACACAAAGTTATCCTAAACCATAGTTACTAAACTGAAGGTGTTTTGACCTCTAATAAATCGGCTTCGCTTAAAAGATTTAGGAAGTCATAATCATCTAAATCGGGGTCTATCCAGCCACCAGTAAGTTCGTGAAGTCTTAAAAGTATGTTTTCTTTGTCTGTTAGTTCTGACTTGTAGTGCCAATGTTGCGAGGCGATTTTATGAAGAAGTCCGCTTGCCGTTTGGCTCTCAGTTAAGGTGCCATCGGCAAAGCGGACTCTCCATGAAGGACTCACATGGTTATTACATCACATCACGCAACCAACCATGTTCGTTGAGAAGCGAGTCTTCCTTCCAACTGCTGACCCACTCCTTCTCTTGCATTAACTCTAAGTCCTTGACCCAAGTTGGCTTGAAGTCTGTGTATTCAGTAATCGCTCCATTACGGACTTTCATATACTCGTATTCGTCCATCTCGGCAATCCACTCAATCTTTAAACCAGCGTTCTTCATCGCTCGTTCAAGAAGTGGCTTTGTCGAAGCGAACACAGTCGAGCCTTTAGGAGTCTGAGCAACACATAACGGCGAACCGCTCACTCGAGCCAAGTTCAATTCACGACCCCTATCGCCATCAATCCAAGCAAGAGCGGCACGACCTTGAATCTCAGTAAAGGCTTCTAAAGGATTCTTTTCATACTTAGCCATTACGAACGCCGCTTCGGAATCTACTTGTCCGATTCGCTTGTGATTCGGATAAGCCTTCAAAATTGCGTCATCGTTAGAGATATGACCATTATGAACGCCGACCAAGTTCTCAATCACAATCGGGTGATTGTTGGCTGTGAACTTCTTATCGCCTTGAGTAGCGAAGCGAGTATGAAGGATTACATTCTTAACGCCACTTGGCATTAAAGGTAGGCGAGTCTGAACGAAAGTCTTGGCGCTGTAAGGAGCCTTTGTATATCGGACTTCATTTTGCTTTCCGTTATACCAAGCCGCACCTGTCGCATCTCGACCTCTTGTAACAATCTGTTCTAAAAGAACCTCGCTCAACTTTCGAGCGTCAATATGCTCTTCAGCGTTAAGACAAAAACCAGCGATTCCACACATATTATTTCCTCTCCCTTACGCCGCTACTGCTTGGCGATTTAATTGAGCCTCACGGCGCATTAAGAACGCCTTTGTAGTCGCATCGACTCCGTTACCATCCATAAACTCTTCAACTGAGTTATAGACTGTGTAACCTTCTTCAGTTGTCTTAGAGGCTGTGTAAGCGATTGCTAACAACATCTGCGCCCAAGCCACGACCTTCTTGCCATTTAAAGTTCCTTGGTGCTGTCTGAACTCTAAAGTTCCATACTTTGGAATCGAGCAAGTGTTCACTGTAAAGAACCGACTGTTACCGCCTTGTCCGTTCTCGACACACTCGGCGTAGTGATTAATTGCTCTTTCACTTTCGTAGCGTTGTGTGTAGTGGCGATTGTTTCGGCGACTCTTAGAGACCAATCTATCCATGATGTCTTGGTTTCTTACATAAGCGAAGAAGAAGTTCTTTCGCTGTATTGGAGTCATACCAGCGGTGTCGATGTGAATGTGTAATCCACAAGTTGTATTGACTTTGCCACCAGCGCCATCGATTGCGTTCAAGACTTTTTCAACTTCTCGCAATCCTTCTTCGCCCTTCATAATTGGGCTTACTAACTCCAAGCCACTTCCGCGACCCGTTCCTTGACTACTCACAGAAGCATCTGTAACGATTTTCCATCGTGGCATTACTTCGTGTGTGTAACCATCGAAGTCAATTTCAACTCCGATTGCTCGAACTGCTTCGATTGCTTGGTCGGCTGTGATTCCAAAGAACTCAGCCTCGACTCCGAATTGTCGGATTTCGTTATCTGTGTTTGTGGATACCTGATTACGGATTGCAGACATAACTGCATACCGAGCGGCACTTGGATAGTTTCCGTATCCTAACTGCCGAGCGATTGCTCCGTAAGACATACCCTCGTTGCGTAACCGCAACGCTTCGTCATGTCTTGCGTTTCTTTGAGTCATTTAAACTCCTTGGGTTGAGTTTTCCGTAGCCTCATCGCTACGCCGCCACCATACTAAAATCTTGGTCCGCAGGGCAACTACATCTTATGCGGGCTGACCTGCGCTTTTACTACAAGCGAGCGCAGATTCAGCGATTTTGGAGCGATTCAGCGTGTTTGAGCCAGTTGCCATTTTCAATTAAGTAGCCACTTGGTTCATAACCAAAAATAAAAGTCATCGCAGTAATTAAAAATCCATGAGGCGTTACTACTTCATTAAGTTCTAATTTATAACCAGCCCTTAACTCCATCATCATTGTTTCAATAAATCGTGGGTGGTTAGCATCAATAGAAAAGAGTTCACCTTTTATCGAATGACCTTTTAAAGGAGAGGCTTCAGGATAAAAACCAAACTTACTTTTGTAAAGTCCATAACCTTCGAGCATCGCAGGCTCAACACTTTTAACGGCAGGTTGAATCAAATCGTATAACTGTCCAGCCCTTTGAAGGCTTCCATAGACAAATAGATTAGTTTGATACATCGATACCCTTTCGCGCCAACCGAATTAATAAATCCGTGAGGACATTTTGCTTATCTTCCAAAACTTTACCATCGGTGGAAGCATCTACAAGTTCTCTCTTATAGGCAATTAACTCTTTTATATCTTCATCAATCGTATCTTGAGCAATCAGAGTCCATGCCGTTACTGAATCTTGTTGTCCAATTCTATGAGCGCGGTCTGCGGCTTGGTCCATATCGGCTGGAGTCCAACCTTGTTCAAGGAATAAAACATCACTAGCGGCGGTCAAGGTAATTCCAACTCCACCAGCCTTTAATGTGCTTACGAAAACTTTTACATCTGGGTCGTTCTGGAAACTATCAACTGCCTTAGTTCTTTCTTCCATTGATGAGTCGCCAGTTAGTTTGACTGCGCCATAATGTTCGGTAATGCGGTTTGCTAAATCTTTATGCCATGTGAAAACAATAAGTTTGCTTTCAGAGGTTAGGAAGTTATCCATCCACTCAACCGCCAATGAGTATTTAGCCTCACTTGCCAATCGCTTTAAAGTATTAACGGCTACTAATTGTTCTGCCGCTTGTGCTTTCATGGTTGCAACAAGTGCCGCTTCTCTTGCTTCGTGAGTAGTTGCGCCTTGCGCTTCAGCAGATTTCTTTGCCTGTCCAGCAAGATAACTAATTAAATCACTTTCGGCTTCGCGATACTTCTTCATGTGGTCAAATGAAGGTTCAACTACAACATCACTCCATCGCTTAGGTGGAAGTTCAGTAAGGACATCTACTTTTCTTCTTCTTACATACATTGAGGCTCTTAATCGGCGATTAAGTTCAGGTAAGTGTTTAGTGCTGGCGTAAGCATCTCTAAACTTCATCGCACCACCGAACTCTTTTAATCGACCTAAGATTCTAAGTTGTGCGGTTAGTTCTGAAGGGTTATTGAGAACAGGAGTTCCTGTTAAACAGAAGATTGGTTCTTCAATCTTATCTGCAAGAGCAATAGCGGCTTTTGTTCTTTTTGCTTTTGGATTCTTACAATAATGACTTTCATCGAATACAACAGACTCGAAGCCATCAAGTAACGGTGCCCAGTATTCTAAAATGTCGTAATTAACAATTACTATGTCGGCTTGTGGCACATCGCCTTTGCGACCTCTTAAGACTTCAACTTTTTTACCTTTAGGTAGCCATTTGAGAGCCTCGCGTTGCCAGTTAATCTTTAGGCTCGCCGGACAAACTATCACTGCTGGGTAAGCATTTAATTTATGAATACTTGCTAACGCTTGAACAGTCTTACCAAGCCCCATTTCGTCAGCAATAAAACATCTCTTTGCGTTAATCGCATACTCAACTCCTGCTCGTTGAAAAGGCATTAGTTCGCCTCTAAGTCCATCAACTTCTAAGTCTGAAGTCGTAGCACGAGAGGCGGCAACCTTTTGATACATCTTTCGGGCTTCTTCAAAAGGCTCGGCACAAGTTTCATCAACCAATGCATTTGTATCTTGAGCGAATTCTAAAACTTCAAGAGCAGATTCTAAAGGTGCTGTCCATGACCTCATAATTGCTGAGTAGCGAGCCCGAGGTATTGCCCTGACTTTATCTAGTAAGCGAAGGTCGTATTCAAACCATAATGAGAACCAATAACTTTCGTAAGTAATCTTTACAGGTGCTTCAGGTTCAAAGAGTTCTGTGTCGTTTAGAATATCGGCTGTTGGTGCGTTGTATTCAATACTAAAAGTGGCGGCAATCTTTTCAACATCTTCAGCGTATTTAGTATTTACTAACCATACTTTTTTAATTGGGTCCCAACGCCTTTGTGGTAGTTGTTTAATACGAGCAACTAATTCTGCATCGTAAGGCGTTTCGATAACTAAATGACCATCCTCAAGTGTTACAGAGTTCATTTACCCTTAACAATCTTGTGAACATTTTGTTCGCTCATGCCTAAGCAATCAGAAAGAACTCGCGCAGTAACTTTTCCTTGACGAAGTTTTACCATCAACTTCTTGCGGTCCTCTCTTAAAGAGGTAAGTTCTGCTTCAACACGAACGATTTCATCGGTAAGTGTTATCGCCGCTTGTAGTTCTTCATCCATCACTTACCCCCTAGAGGGCTCAAGTGTAGTAGTAAAGGTTGCGTCATCATTAAGGAATACCCAACCGTGTATAAAAGTTTTAACTGGAACCTGACTTGGGGTCTCGTATTGTGGAATAATAAATCCATAATCCATCGCTTCACTTCTATGACTCTCTAAATATCCGTGGCATCCAGTTGTTCCTGAACCACAGAGCGCCATTAAGTTCGAAGCGTAGTTAGTTTCAAGTCGATGAGTTCCGCCCATCGCTCTAGGTCGGCGATGATGAATAGACATTGGAACAGTTTGAATCGAAACTCCACATCGTTCGCATTGAAATCCAGCGCGTTCCATTACAGACATTCTTACCTCCTGAGTAGCACCTGTCTTACGCCTCGATTTCTTTGGCACGAGAACCTTCAATCTGGGTTTGAAAACTTATTGACGATAACTTTTCTTCTAAATGTTTTTGAGCCTGTTCCTCATATAACCTAAAGAATTGTGCTCGTATAGTATCGGTATTAGTGCTCATACATAACTCTCGGTAGCCGATTGCGTGAACAACTTGTGAAACGATTTCATCTTCAAAGTTAGGTCGTTGAGCGATTCCATAACGCCGCACCATAGATATAACTAATTCCCAAGCCTCGGTTTTAGTGAGAGGTAGTCCGTCCATCTGTTCGAGAACCTTTTTACGAATAGTGGCAACAGACGGCGGATATTCTGATGCCATTAGAAGGCTTCTAAGGGCGCTTTGAGCCTCGTTGCCATCTAAATCGACCAAGAGTTCCACATAGACGGCTACCGTCTCTTGAGTCGGCTTCCATGAAGGATAAGCACTAGCAATCATTCCTACTAAAACGGCACATTCTTGCTTCGTCATTATGTCTCCAAGTTGTTTATGTAATCCCTAACGACATCGACTCCTTTTGAAGTCTTATTCCTTTGGGCTTGTAATCTCATCTTTTCGTATTGCTTTCGCAAGGCGGCAGGCGAGTGGATATTGGAAGACCAAAATGAGTCTGCCTGCGACCATCGTATTGCCGCTTCAACTTGTTCAACAGTCTTTTCATCTATCCGAATCAACTTATCAATATCAGCAAT